ACCGTGTTTATAACGGTGACGCTTGGTGTGATATGGTGGGTATATATAAAACTGCTTACCTTAATCACCCTTGTACTATCTGGGCTAGGGAAAGCGTTATGAATTATAAGTGGCTTTATAACCACTTTCAAGCTTTATCAGAGGAGTACTCTAAGCGTTACGAAGGTAAACGCCACGCTAGTTGGGTTAAGTTAAATGAAAAACTAGCAGAAATTCCTATCCTTATACCTAAGTATAAATTTTATCCACCAGCCCAAGCTATGCCAGACCAGTATAAAGACCCTGACCCTGTTAAGGCATACCGTAACTATTTAATTAACGAAAAGCATTACGCTCAGTGGAACAGGTGTACACCTAAACCTACGTGGTGGGTAAAAGAGGAAGTAGCATGACACAAGAAAATATACAAAAGTTTTTTAACTATTTAAACGAACGGCACATCATATACTTACGTCGTCAAAACGGTGTAGCTTTTCCGTGGACTAGCGACGCTATATTAACTGAGTACAGTTTTTGTAATGTGTATCGTGAGTTAGATAAAGTAACAGAATGGTTACGAGTTAACTGGCGTGAACCTTACGCTGACCACCCTAACCTACCTTTTGCTATGTCTATGGCTAGACAAATCAATTGGCCAGACACTTTAGAAGAGTTAGGTTTCCCTGAGCACTGGAACCCTGAACGTTTAAAAGCTATAATGAAAGGTAGAAAAGATAGAAAAGAAAAAGTATATACTGGGGCATACATGCTAACAGGTACGCTAGGTGGTACTAAGGTTGAGCAAACTATAGATAAGATACTGACGCCCCTATATGAAAACCACCCCCCTATAGTAAAAGAATCGTTAGAAGAAACATGGAAAGGTTATCAAAAGTACGCTGGGTTTAGTGGGTTTATGGCTTACGAGGTAGTGACTGACTTACGTCATACTAAGTGGTTAAGAAACGCTAGAGATATCATGACTTGGGCTAACCCTGGACCTGGAGCTCAGAGAGGTTTAAACAGAATACATGGAAGAGAACTTCTTAAAACTAGTAAAAAACCTGAATTAAATTTTGAGATGAAAGTGTTATTAGACTGCTCCCCTGAGTATTTACAGGGACACATGCTACCACTAGAGATGAGAGATATCGAACACTGCCTTTGTGAGTTCGATAAATATGAACGTACACGTTTGGGTGAAGGCAGACCACGTGCAAGATATAAGGTAAAGAAATGAGAATATATATACCAACAAGAGGGAGAGCTAACAGGCAAGTTACCCTTTCTTTTTTTCCAGAAGAGTTACGAAAAACTGTAACCCTAGTAGTCGATCAACATGAAAAAGATGACTACGCTGATTACGACTGTAGAATTATGGTGTGTGATGATTCAGTTCACGACATTAGTACTAAGCGTAAGTTTATACACGAGAACACAGACGACAATAAGATAGTAATGCTTGATGATGACTTGCGTTTTTACATACGCAAAAGCCCAACAGACTGGCACCTAAGATACTTAGAAGCTGAGGAATATCCTGCTTTGTTTGGGTTACTTGATGTCTGGCTTGATGACCATGCTCATTGTGGAGTAAGCGCAAGGGAAGGTAATAATAGAGTAGAAGCCCTAGCAGTAGAAACTACTAGGTACATGAGGTTACTAGCCTACAACCTAGATAAGTTTGAGGGTGTAGAGTTAGCTAGAACAAAAGTTATGGAAGATTTTGATATTAATTTACAACTTTTAAAGAAAGGGTATCCTAGTAAAGTAAGTTACTATTATGCACAAGGTCAGGGCAGTTCTAATGCTGCTGGTGGTTGTAGTGAGTGGCGTACTACAGAGGTTCAATCCGAAGGGGCTGAGTTACTTGCTAAGTTACACCCAGAAGTAGTAACAGTAGTAGAAAAAGAAACTAAAACTGCTTGGGGTGGCGGTATTCGTAAAGACGTTAAAGTTATGTGGAAGAAAGCCTTAAAACAAGGCATTGAAAATGGCGAGTTATTTTAATATAGGAGATATAAATGTTGGTTATAAATTGTAGAAATGTGAATGATGGATTTATAAGAGGGCTAGATATACTTAATGAGTTTCGAGATGACATAAGGGGCAGTAGGGCAGGTTTCGTGGTAGAAGCTCCTTGTCCCGTGGCTACAGTATTTAATAGACCTGATGAAAGAGTATTGTTTGAGCCTATCCGTAAAGCTAACCCTTTTTTCCACTTTATGGAAAGTTTGTGGATGCTAGGAGGACGTAACGATTTAGATTACGTTATGAAATACAACAAACGTATGAAAGAATACAGTGACGATGGTGTTATTTTACATGGTGCTTATGGTCAAAGGTGGCGTGAGCATTTTGGTGGCGATCAAATAGAGATGGTAATCCAAAGACTTAATATGGATCCTACCGATAGACGTTGTGTAGTTCAAATGTGGGATCCTGTTGTTGATTTAAACAGAGCTGGGGTTGATGTACCTTGTAATACTTCTATTTACTTTAAGGTAAGAGACGGCTTACTACTTATGAACGTCAGTAATAGATCTAACGATATGATTTGGGGAACGTTTGGGGCTAACGCTGTACATATGTCCATGTTACATGAGTATGTAGCTTCTTCTATAGGCTATGAAATGGGAGCGTACACTCAAGTGAGCGACAGTTTCCATGCGTACACTAATGTATTTGATGACATGCATGCTAAGTTAGAAGCAGAAGATGCTTTTGATTACTACAGTGTAAAACATAGCTTTAACCCCTATGAAAATAAATCTATTAACCCATACCCTATGATGAGTGTACGTCAAGAGTTATGGGATACTGATTTAACTGATTTTTTGAACCGTAAACCTTTCGGAGACGAAGAGTTTAACGATGATTTTTTTACTGAGGTTGCGTGTCCACTACAGGATGCTTGGTATTGTTATAAGAAAGGAGAGTACGAAGAAGCGTTAGTCGAAGTTCAAAGGTGCGAGGCTACTGATTGGCGTACTGCTGGGTTTGATTGGCTTAATACATCTATTACAAACAAGGAAAAATAATGCCTACAATACCACAGTGGTCTTACAGTAGACTGAAAACATTCGAAGGGTGCCCAAAGAAAGCAGAGTATGCGTACATACAAAGAATTAAAGAGCCTGGAAATAAGGCGATGGACAGGGGTAAAGATATACATAAACTCTGTGAAGAATATGTAAGGGGTAGGTTTGAAGAAATGCCAACTGCCCTTAAAGATTTTGAAGAAGCCTTTGACTTACTAAAGGATATGCATTTGAAAGGGCATGTACTTTGTGAAGGTGACTGGGCGTTTACTACTGAGTGGACACCTACAGGGTGGTTTGATCATGACACATGGGGCAGAGCTAAAGTAGATGCTTTTGTTCATGTAGAAGGTGATAAGAACGCTAGGGTTATAGACTTTAAAACAGGTAGGTACGAAGGTAATCAGGAAGGTCATAGAGAACAGTGTGAGCTTTACGCTTCCATTGTTTTTAAGAGGCTACCTGAACTAGAAACTATAACAACTGAGTTGTGGTACTTAGACCATGGTAAATTGGATAGGTATCAATACGATAAAGAAACAGTAGAAGCAAAAAGAGAAAGACTTAATGCTAGGGCTATTGAGATGACGACGACTGAGGAGTTTCCTGCTAAACCCTCTCAGTTTAAATGTAAATGGTGTTACTTTGGCAAACAAAATATTTGCCCAAGTCGCTTTGATTAAAGGAGAATAATATGGCTGCAGATTTTGATAGAATACATGACTTAACTCAACTAGATATAAACGCTCTTAAAAAAGCTGAGAATTCTTATGGTGATAGTTGGCGTAAGCGTGGTGGCGTAGGTGCTTTTATGATGCTCGCACGTAAGTGGGATAGGATAGAAAACCAAACCAATAAACAAGGCTATGATTTGTTTGCTGCTATATTTGCAGATACTACCGACGCTGGTATACTCGACGACATACGAGACCTTAGAAGGTATCTACTGTTAGTAGAATCTTTTACTGGACAGGTACTAGATTCAGCTAATACACAACAAGCTAATCAAGAGCAAGATTAATGCAACCCTCACTCTTCACTCCCGAAGTAGACTGGTCACCACCCAGCACACTACCTGACCTAAGTCAGTTTAAAGAAGTAGCTATAGATTTAGAAACTTACGACCCTTTACTCATGTCTCATGGACCTTCCTGGGCTTTTGAAGGACAAGGTTATGTAACTGGTATAGCTATAGCTACAGAGAAGTTTGCTATCTATCTACCTATACAACATAAGGGTGGTGGTAATTTAGATAAAGGTGTAGTAACTAAATGGCTTATTAAAGAACTCTCGCATAACAATGATAAGATTTTTCATAACTCTCTGTATGATTTAGGTTGGCTACGTCGTATGGGCATAGAAGTTAAGGGTAAAATACATGACACCATGTTTGCTGCACCTCTAGTAGACGAAAACCAGTTTGGTTATTCTTTAAATAAATTAGGGCAAAGATATGTAGGTGAGGTAAAAGATGAAACTTTGTTAGAAGAAGCAGCGAGGTCATACAATATAAATCCTAAATCTGAAATGTATAAACTGCCTGCTAAATATGTAGGAGCGTACGCTGAGCAAGACGCAGCACTCACTCTAAAACTTTGGAATATTTTAAAGGAAGGCTTACGGTCAGAAAACGTTGAGAAAATATACGAGTTAGAAACAAGCCTGATACCTATACTGTTAGATATGCGATGGAAAGGTGTACCTGTAGATTTAGACAGGGCAGAAAAAGTAAGTAAACAATTACTTAAAGAAGAAAAATCCATACTAGAAAGTATTCATAAAGAGTATGGAGTTACACCAGATTTATGGGCAGCACAATCTGTTGCGGTAGTTTTTGATAGAGCAGGTCTAAGTTACCCACGTACACCTAAAACAAATGCCCCCTCCTTTTCTGGTGACTGGTTAGAGGCTCATGATCACAAGTTAGCTAACAACATAGTTAGAGCAAGAAAATTAAATAAAGCTAGGACTACCTTCATAGATAAGATGGTATTAGAGCACAGCGTTAAAGGTAGAATACATGGAGAACTTCATCCGCTACGCTCCGACCGTGGGGGTACTGTAACAGGAAGATTCAGTAGTAGTAACCCAAACTTACAACAAGTACCAGCACGTAATGATTATATTGGACCACTTATTCGCAGTATTTTCATACCCGAAAAAGGTAAGCATTGGGGTTGCTTTGACTACTCTCAACAAGAGCCTAGACTGACTGTACATTACTCTTCCATAACCGAACAGGAAGGTGCAGCAGACGCAGTAGACGCCTACAAAAATAAAGACGCAGACTTTCATCAGGTAGTAGCAGACATGGCTAATATTAGTCGTAAGGAAGCTAAAATAATCAACCTTGGTTTGAGTTATGGGATGGGTAAAGACAAGTTAATATCTCAGTTAGACATCTCTCCTCAAGAAGCTGAAGTTTTGTTTGATACTTTTCATAAGCGTGTACCTTTTATTAAAGGGTTAAGAGATCAATGTGCTAGGCTAGGAAATAACAGGGGTTTTATAACCACAGTTTTAGGACGCAAGTGTAGGTTCAATTTATTTGAGCCAAGGTTTGATAGAGAGCAACCATTGCCTCACTCGGAAGCACTAGAAAAATATGGTGAAGAAATTAAACGAGCCTATACATACAAAGCTATGAATAGATTGATACAAGGCTCAGCAGCAGACATGACTAAGAAAGCCATGGTTGATTTATATAAAGAAGGAATCCTCGCACATACTCAAGTACACGATGAGTTAGATATTTCTGTTAGTAGTGTAGAGGACTGTGAGAAAATTATGCAGATAATGGCAGACTGTGTTCCTTTAGCTGTACCAAATAAAGTTGACGCAGAGATAGGATCAAGTTGGGGAACAGCAATATACAACTACAAGGAGTATGATTATGGTGGGTAAAAGAATAAGTCTAAGAAAAAAGTATTTCGAAATATTTATGCTTTCACTCAATAGTGAGTGCACGCTTGAAGAAATTGGTGTACGCTACGGCATGACTAAACAGAGAGCTTGGCAGATAGTACGGTTTAATGAGTTAGGAAATGGAGACTACTATCTTGGATACAAGTTGTATACTAACCATCATAAAACTTTACTTCAAGACACAAACCTTAGTACAATAGAAAGGAACAGACTTTTAAGAGATTGGCTTAGACATAACAATGTCCGTCTAATAAGAGGTAAAAACGATGGCACAAAAAGCTCTTCATGAAACCACAGGGTTAGCTGACTCTCCTTGTATAGGAATTTGTACAGTTACCCAATGGGGAACTAGAACCTGTAAAGGTTGCGGTAGAACTGCCTCGGAGATTAGAGACTGGAATAC